TTAAAAGATTTTTTCGTTTTCGCCCGGACAACAGGGAGCCGGGCAAATCGGCATTTGCAAGAGAAATCGACCAGCTATACTCACACCGGCATTGATCTGGCCGATGAGGTTAAAATCGGTTTAAACATCGATAAACTTTTCGAAGAGGCGCTTCGAAATATCTATAAAAAAAGAGGAGGCAAAATGCCTATTGTTGAGGAGAATCTTTTCAACATCAGCAATACGGCGTATCAAACAGCAATCGACAAACAGTTCAAGTCGGCAGGTGTAGAATTCGGTAAAAAGAACCAGGCATTTATCGATGAGTTTAAAACCAATGCTGCAGTATTCGCCGCATTTAAAAACCATCGGCAAACCGTAGAAATCACCCAACAGCTACTCGACGATAAAGGGAACCTGCGTTCGTTCCACGAATTCAAAAAAGCAGTACTGGGTACAAGCATTAAAGCCGACTACAATAAACGGTGGCTACTTACTGAATATAATACAGCTGTACGTTCGGCCCGTTCGGCTGCCAACTTCAAGAAATTTGAGGCTACAAAACACCTGTATCCAAATCTTGAGTTCATGCCCTCAACAGCTGCCAATCCACGCGAAGAGCACAAAGAGTATTATGGTACTATTCTGCCTATCGATCACACATGGTGGAACGATCACACACCTCCCCTCGATTGGGGATGTGAGTGCGGGATCCGGAACACTGATAAGCCGGCGACCAAAGTACCGGCAGACGGAGAGCCTGTCGATCCGGTTTTTGATAACAACCCCGGGAAGACAGCCGAGATGGTGAATATGGCTATACATCCATACTTTAAGGGAATATCCGCCGAAACATCATCACAGATAAGATCTTTTGTGACCGAAAGGATTACAGATGGTTTTAAAGTTAGAAAAGAATTTAAAAACGGGGGGAAAATAATTGTACATGAAAGTATTGATAAAAAAGCACCTGACTACAAGGATAATTTGACAATTGCAACTTTCTTTGCAAAAGAGGGAAAAATAGCCACCTTGACGCCCAAACTACATCCAAAATCAGAAGAATACAAGAGGGTATATTCATCGCTGCTAAAGACAAAATATAGCGGTAAAAGTCCCGATTTGCAAATAGGAGGAGTCTTCTTTGAATACGAATCCTATCGCCCTCCGTTCAACAAGCGTAAAATATCACACATGCTAAAAAAGGGAGCCGAACAGTCTCCCAATATAATTATCAACAACAATAAGGGTGCTTCTGACAGGTATATCCGCCGAAACATCATTCAACGAATATTGGATAAAAATTTTAAATACGATATCAACCAGGTGTGGTTATATGAAAAAGGGAAATTACGATTGCTTTATAAAAAACAGTAGGGAATCAAATGATTCCCCCTGCAAGCACCGATCCGTAGAACGGCTAAGAATTTCTTCCTTGTGCAAAGATACAAAACTTTTTTATGTTAATGCTCATTTTTAAATATTTAACAATGAATCCTGACGAATTTAAGCGGGTAATCTCCGAAAAGATAGATGAAATAATCCGGTACCGCGATGAAGATCTACCGCATGTAGTAGGTAAAGAAGCTGTCGACCATTTTAAAGAATCATTCATGAACGAAGGATTTACTGATTCAACACTCCAAAAGTGGCCGGAGGTAGAACGTCGAAAACCAGATAGCCCGTGGTACGGCTTCTCATCAGTTAATAAAAAGGCATTTTCACAAGCCAGGGCAACAGATAGAATTTTAACCGGAGAAACCAATGAACTAAGAAATTCAATCGATTACTTTCTATCACCTGGTCGCGTCACCGTGGGTACCGATAAAGTTTATGCTGCTGTACACCAGTTTGGTCAAAATGCAAAGGTATTCGGAAAGACTACCTTTAAAATGAAAGCACGTCCTTTCATTGGCAAATCCGAAGTACTCAATCAGGCAATTCGTGAAAAAATGGAACGTGATCTTGAAAGGATATTTAAACAGTAATTAAACAGCGTATGAAAACATTATTTTTAGCCGTCACCGGGCAGCTGCAGGAACTCGGTATATTTCGCACTATCGACATGGATAAAGGACAGCTCGACCGGAGCGAGTTAAGGCCTCAGGTAGGTTTCCCATGTGCCCTTGTGAAGTGTTCATTCACCTTCAGCGAATATGGTGGTGGTATTAAAAACCGTCTGGCCCAGATTCGTATCCGCCTGGTATTCGATCAAACCATTACACGCACCGGTACCGACGTTCCGGAAACAACACGTAATGCAACCTTATCCTATATCGATAATGCCGAAAAAGTGTTTGAAGCATTTCGCCGGTTCGAAACCAATGAATATTCGGCATTTGAAGTGAATGAATTTACTCAGGAAGACAGAAATGATGGTCTGGTGGTAATGCGGCTTAGTTTCTCAACAAACAGAATCGATATTGAACAGTAAAAGTATACGATTATGACTTACTTCATTCTTTTTGGAATTGGCCTGGTTATGTTCTAGACTAAATGTAAAGAGTATAGAGTTACTTCCTTTTGCTCAATTTGTTTTTAATTAAACGTACAATTGTTTTTTTGATTATAAATGTCCATAAAATTAAATGATTACAAAATTAATAATACTTTACTTACTAATCATGTTTTTTTCTTTTCTAATCCCCTCCCAAAATCCACGAGGGGTTGGAAAAGAAAAAAACTACAAGAACGAATTCCTGTAGTTTTTCATTTACACAATTTATTGGACAGTGTCTTTTATTCTGTGTCAGCGGAAGTTATATTGTTGTTATCCTGCTCTTTTTCCATTGCCGCCCGTTTCTTTGCCTTCTCCTTTTTCTTTTTTTCCTTTCTGGCTTTGTCATCCGCTATGATGTCTTTCAGCGACCGTACGGCAAGGGGTTCTTCCCGTTTGAAGCGTTTAAAATAGATTTATTCGATGAATTGAGGCAGGGGCGCTTTCCAAGTTTCCTGTTCGTGGTTGTCAATTTTTCCCAACTTGTCGGGGTTTAAACCCAATTCGCGTATTATGGAAAACTTTCCATAACACGGGTTATGTAAACTAAAATATTATGTAAAGTTCAAGTCGTTAACCCGTGGCAGACTGGTTAGCCATTACACATATCGTTTACTAGTCTTTCCATTATATTAATTTTTCATACCTATTTCCAAATATCATAATTTCTTGTTTGAAAAGGAATAGGTTTTTAACTATGACTTCTTTGTGCCTATTTTTATATGGAGAAAGAATCATCTTTTGTATTTCTTTAATTGTAAGAACTTTTATTAAAGAAACCATTTCTTCAACAGTATAGTTATTCTTAATAGACATACTAAGACTAATTTTAATCACTTTGGATATAATTCCTTTGTAGACTGCAATAGCTTTTAATGGAATATTCTTCTCTTTAATGTAATCTGTAGGAATATCTCCAAACCCAACAAAACTTATCACCTCTTTGTTTATTGCATTCCTAGCAAGGCTCTTAGCATCATTTCTATTGGAAAAACAAGAAAAACTAAAAAAAATCTTATTCTTAAATTCTGTGATATTTTCCGAATGGATAAAATGCTCATTTTTATAAAATTCGGGATTTTCAATTATGGCATCTCCTGCTATAAAATCTTGAGCCTTTTTATTGCAAGAGCCAAATAAACAATCGCTTCGACCATGCCCCATGAACAAAATGAGTTTCGCATGACTATCTATAGCTTTTTTTATGCAAGATTCATGATCTTCATCAGTGTATTTTGTCTTATAGCAATGCCATTGATTATCAAGTTCTCTGCAGAGATAAGTGTTTATCCGGTTTAAGAATGTCGTAGACTCCTGTTTGTCAATAGGATATATACCAAAAATCTTTGTCATAGAATTGATTAATTTACTTCGTCTAGACCATTAATTGATGACAAATAAGAAATGATCTGTTCAATCAAATCTTTTTTAAACTCTATGCTGTCAGGCGTTTTTGATTGAATACAAGTAGCTACTTCTTCAAATCTTCTACCTGAATATTTCGGAAATAAATAATTAAATACATCATCTTTCCGAAGGAAAAACCACTTGATCAATTCATCTTCAAAACTAAATTCTTTTTCTTTCTTTACATGTCTGACCAACCCTTGTTCATAGCCACTATCCCGTTTGCGAAAATCTATATTGCAATCAATTAGTGATTTGAGATTTTCTTTTTGTTGGTCAAAATCGCCTGTTTTTATAATGTCTTCAATAACATTTTCAATTTGTGCGGAATATAATATCACCTGTTTTTTGTAGTTAGGATTTATTGATTTTATGATTTTTATTATCTGAAATCCATCTATAACATTAGCGATTAAATTGTAATCACAAACAATAGAGTCAAGTTGCCGAAAATAAGGCAATTCTAATAAATCATTCTTAAAAGATTCAGCATCAAAGAAGGGTTCTCCATTATCTCTTTTTAGGTAGTTTATAGGGTTGAATTCGTGATAAATCAACTCAATATCATCGTTCTTGAGACTTGCTTTTATATTCTGTAAAGCAGCATTTTGAGACTGTTCATCTACTAAAATTAAGTATTTTTGAATCATTTAAAAGTAATCTTAAAATTCATACCATTGTCTATTTCAGGCTTATCAATCACAATTTCAGCATTCATCTTTGAAAGAGACTCTGAAACTAAATACAATCCAAATCCAGTGCCGCTTTCTTTTGCTGTCTCTCTAAATTTAAATATATCATTAGGAGCTGTTTTAAACTTTGAAGATAACCCCTTTCCATCATCATATATATTTAAAACTAAAGCATTGTTCTCTAATTTAGTTTTAAACCATATATTCTTTGCACCCCATTTTTCGGAATTATCGATAAAATTATCAATAATCAAGGCTAAATCAAGCTTACTGCCAATTATATAAAATAAGCGAACATTGTTGGATGAATGGACTTTAATATTGTATTTGCTATTCTTAAAATAGCCTGATATGAAATCAGGCAGATTGATCTTCTGGGCATCGGCTTTCTCTAAATCGCTTTTCAGGATTAAGTCAGTTGCCTTTAGTGACTTATCTGCAAAATGAAAAATCTCGTATAAAGATTCTATGATAGATTCTTTTAGAAAATTCCCATCCTGCTCTTCCCCCAGTTTATTAATAATAAGCGAAATTGTTTCCTTTATTTTTTGGTTATTGTTTTTCACGTGATGTATTAAAGCATCTGTTTCTGGAGTAGATTGTTTTTTGTAAAATTCGACTTTTAATTTTTCCAGTTGAATTTCCTTGTCTTTTTCTTTAGCAACCTCTTCTGTTTTCTTCTCTGCATCAACTCGTTTTTTTGTTTCTTCTTCTGCTGTTTTTTCAGCTTGAAATTTTTCTGTTTGAAGTTTTTCTAACTCTTGTTGTTGTTTTTCATTAGCCTCTTTTTCTCGTTCCAATTGAAGTTTTAAATCCTCAATTATTTGTGTTTGTTTTTCTATTGTTTTTTTGTAGTATTGCAGCTCTGCAATAGCTTTAGCGGTAGCTTCATTAGTGGAATACTTTGAAAAATCGGCTATTTGTTTTTCAAGCTCTTTATTTTCAATTGCTTTTTTCTGCAAAATACGGTTTAGGGTATCTCCATCTATTTTTTTGTTCTCAAAATCTGTGATAAGTTGCTCAAATTCTCGTTCAGCGTTAGCCTTTTCCTCTTCAATTTTATCAAGTATTAAATCTTCATTGATGTAAAGTTCAATAACATCGCTAGCTTTTGCTCCAATAATAGAATGAATACTGGAATAAATACGCCTTCTTTTGGTTACTTCGTCTTCACGAAAAGTTAATTCATTTTCTTTTAATTGTCCCGAAATTATTTTTTTTTCAATTTCTCTTATTTTATCTTTATCTTCTTCTGGAATGCTATCCCAATTTAGACCATCAACAACATATTTTTCTAGCCTCTTGAAAGATTTAAAGAAATAACCTTCACGATTAGTTAACTTTGAAAAACTTTCATTCCTAACCAGTCCCTCTCGACTCGATATTATTTGGAATGAATTTTCTGAATCTAAAACTTCAACCCGCCCAACAATATCCCTTGAACTAAGAAATTTTGCATAGCCTTGTGCCCGCCTTTGTTCCAAATTTAACCAATCATCGCCTTCCTCGCCATACGGGGGAATACGAAAACCATTCAAGAATAAATAAATTGAGCCATATGCCACGGGTCTTACACCCGTTTGTTTTGTAAAGAAAGCCTTAGAATATGGATTTAGATAGTACAAGTAACATTTTGCATGTTTAATCTCTGGATAAAATTCGTTTTTTTCTTTTATCCAAAAAATCGTCTTGCCTTTATCTCTTAGCGTTGTTAAAATTATTTCCCCATTTTCTATTATTTCACTTTCAATACTTGTTGTTTTAAAGTCAAGTTTCTCAAAAATGGTACTTTCTACTTTTCCTATAAATTTTTGAGATTCTTCCTTGCGGTTATTTTCTGTTGTAAATTCTTGCGCATTTAAATAAATACCAAAATCATTTTTCTCAAATGCCTGATTAGGATTTATTAATTTCTCAAGATATTTTTTCAGATTAACAAGTTTGTCTGTATTCCAATCTACAATAATGCCTTTATCGTTTTTAATCTCATACACCCAGTAACTCCGCAATTTTATTATCTCTAAGATTACTCCATGCCTGAATGGTTTAATTCCTTTTTTTGTTAAATCTTCTATTGTCAATTCTTTATAGTCGAGAATAACGCTTTGTATTTCCTTATTTTCATCTTCAACCTCAAACATCTTCCAATCTATTTTCAGAAGAATATAGGAATTTTCATTATTTTTCTTAGCATACAGGTTTAAAAACTCACCCAATCTGTCGCAAGAAAAGCGTCCGACTCCTTTAGCACCTGCCATCATTCGATTATGTTGGCGGGTGTTTTGTTTTTTTTCTGAATATGCGATATTTAGCCACTTATTCTTAATATCATCCAGATCCATACCTAAACCATCATCTTGAATTATTAAGCGTGAGGTTTTTTCTGAATACGAATTAACAGACTTATCATCATTCTCTTTTAAGTTTGAAAATGAAATATCTACTCGCTTTGCATCTGCATCAAAAGCATTTTTCACCAATTCAAGAATGGCAATATTGTCATCATTGATAAGATCTTTACCAATAATGCTTTTGAGTTGTATATTTGTTTTGAAATGCAAATCCATTTCTATATCATTTTTTTAAGGATAACACCTGCCTGTTCTCCAAATAATGGAGGGATAGCATTTCCTATTTGTGTATAACGCGGAACTTCCTGTGTTCTCCTTTTTCCCCCAGTCGTATATTTTCCTTGAAAAATATACCAATCTGGGAAAGATTGTATTCTCGCATATTCTCTGACCGTCAATATTCTAGGTTCGGAATAATGAATATAATCATCTGGAAGAGTTGTAATAGTAGGACTTTTATCTAACTCGTCTAATGGGATTACAGTATGCTTCTTTATATTAAACCGTTCTCTTGTGTGAGCGTCTATATCCTTATTTTTTTTACAGGTATCCAAAATGATTTGGAATTTACTTGATATTTCAGGTCTGTGTTTGGGAAAACGATGACTGTCTGGAACGCTTTGATTTACTCCAGTTCTCATTAATTGTTGGTAGGAACTCTTTATTGGAGAATAAATCCCTGCCTTAAATGATTTTGTATCAGGGGAGTCTGTTTCTCCATTTTTTCTCAACAAGTCTGAAATGGCTTCTCCTAAAGTAGTTTCAATACTTAAATTCTTTTTAGACAAAAATGAATGCCTATTGTTCTTTATTAAATTAAAAAATTGCAAAGCTGTGTCTTTTGATACATTAGGTAAATCTTTTCTTACACCAATTAATATAAAACGTGTCCTTTTTTGAGGTATGCCATATTCTCCAAAATTAACCAATTCGCCTTTTACATAGTATCCTGCTCTATTTAAAGCATTTTCCACATATGATGAATACTCTTTACCTTTATCCTTGTTTTTCTTAAACTCTAAAGTAAATCCTTTTACATTTTCAAAAAAGATTATCTTCGGTTGTATTGTCTTGATGAATTTTATATAAGATTTTATCAAATCATTACGTCTATCATTCTCTTTCCTTCTTCCAGCCATAGAAAAACCTTGACATGGCGGACCGCCTACAACCATATCTACTTTTCGTTGTAAACCTAATAATTGTTCTTTATAATCTTTCAAAACAATATTTATATCATGAGGAGCTTGAGGAAACCAATCCGGCCATAGAAAGTGATTCACCTTTCCAATAAGATTATATTCAAGCGTTTTAAAGGCATCTGCGTTTTTTTCAACAGCAAATAACCCTTGCCATCCTGCATTATGAAGCCCTAAAGAAAGACCTCCGCATCCTGCGAATATATCAATATAGATAGGCTTCTTCATTTTGCTTTTATTAATTTGAGATGACCGCAAACCTTATTTAGAATTTCTTCTGGAGAAACATCAATGGCAAGCGCTATTAAGTATACTTCATCTGCCTTCAATTTTGCAGTTTCTTTTCTACTTAATTCACTCAATCTAGACTTGCTAATACCAGTCTTGCGAGATACATCAGCCTTATTAATAGACTTTTCCGACAAGTATTTTCCTAATGTAGTCATATTTATGCTATTGATTCATTTGCAAAGATAAGCAAAGGTTTAGAATATCAATACAAATACTTCTTTGTGAACAATTTGTTTTTAATTAAACGTACAAATTGTTTTTGCGATTATAATTTCCAATGTTCTTTTATTCATTTTAAAATAGTTTTAATTGTCGTTTATCTTCCTGCCGTTGTGACGGCTCCTCCAAATCGCTTATATCCATAGCCAGGTACCTGAAGAAAGTACGTTCGCTCATCGGATATACTTTCGATACAATATGCAGAAAAACCCACTTCTTGCACCGGTCGTGCCTTCCTGGTTCGTAGTGCTCAGCAGTCATATCCTGTACAAGCTTAGCACGATGTATCATGTTTTTCCGTGAGCGAGCCATTGTTGTGTGTTACATTATCTTATCAATTATCATATCTCCAATCTTCCACCAGTCAGGTGGTAGTGGTACAAGACCTTTGTCGTCAATATAGATATCTGCGAATATCTTTCGCGTGTCGGTTCCTCCAAATTGAGCAACATTGTCCGGGCAACTCTCGTTTATGTAGTGATACTTGATACCATTTTCATTCAACCAGGCTTTTGCCCTCTCCAAATCAGCGCCGGTTCTCGATGTCCAAATTATCACCGTATTGCCCTCTTCGTAAAAAGAGTTAATTACCGATTTGGCTCCCGGTATCATCTTCCCGATGCCAGGAAAACGATCTTCGACAATTGTGCCGTCGAAATCAATAGCTAATATTTTTTTCATAAACTAAAAATAATGTTGCTCAATGTATTCGTTTATGTCGGCTACCGTTTTATTTGATATTACCGTTTTGTAGCATGGCCGTCGGTCCTCATCAATTTTTTTTTCACAAATAGCTCCTCTTCCAGATGCCGACATCACTACTATTTTATAATCCCTATCAAAACCTGATGTCTTGGCGTCTCTGTAAATTAAACCTCTACTAACTGTCCATATATGGCCGTTTTCAAGAGTTTGACGCAAATCATTACGCCCTCTGCATTTCCAGCTTTCCGGTGTAACCAGGGCTGCAAAAAAGGCATCAGCATCTTTTGCCGACTGACGCTCGTCCGGATAAACGGCTGCTCTGCTTCGCATCTTTTATTGCTATTATGTAAAAATTAATCAAATGCCGAAATTGAAAGCGGAAGTGTTTGCTCACGCCCTTTATCGTCTTTAAACCTCACCTCAATAAACTGGCAGCTCTTTACCGGCTTGTAGCTCTCTTCGATAATCCGGATTCCATCGCTAAACTCAGAATTCTGCACACGGTTCGCCAACTTGCGAAGCTCCAACACCCGCGATGCTTTCAGGTTACCTTTAGCATCTTTCTTCAGCAGATCCATAATGGTTTCCACCAGCGCTGCCGATTCTGTGTCCTTTGCCAGTGTGCTAAGGTAGGTTCTTACTTTTTCGATACCGGCCGACAGCGTATCATCGAAATTTTCTACCACACGGTGCCCCATCTTGATAGATATGGTTCCGTCTTCACTGGTGAATGTGTGGCTCTGTTGGGAGTCTTTAACGCCAAAAAGCTCGGCCTTCAGTGCGATTACCGTTTCAAAGTTCGAGAACACCAGGTCTTTTGCATCCTTAATGGTTTGCGAAAGCGTAACCAGTGGCTCAAACGATTCACGCACCATTTCATCAACAAGTTTTTTGTAATCGTCACGCTTGGTTTTTACCAGCTCCTCGGCCTTTTTCTGCTCGGCTGCAAGTTCTTCCATCAGCGCCTTGCGATCGTCGGCGCTAAGGCTATTTAAATCAATTTTCTGCATCATATAATCAAATTTTAAATTATGAGTTTTACAAAGAAATAAATCGCCGTCCAGAACAAAACCGTCATTACTAAAATTCCAAGGTTAATGTTCATTTTAGGCTCATCCAAAAGCTGGGGCGTATCCGGGTTAAAAGTAACATCGCTGAAAATTCGGTTATCACAGCGTAATGTTGGCGCGGTACATGGAAGCATATCTCCGAAAAAGCAACAGCCTTCGCAACTATTATCCGGTTTTTCAATGCTTTTGTAAATTCGCTCCTCAATCCGAAAGTAGGATCCCGGCTTCGCGTTAATTATGTTCTTCATTTTATACGTATTAAAAGGTTATTGCGTTCTTCCACTTTTTTTTCAAACTCAGGGTGGTTAAATGGATTGTCCATCAACCAGTCTTCAATTTTCTCAAGCCGTCTTAACAGCCTGTTGTTGCGTTCAATCTCCAAGTGCTTACTTGCTAGTTTTTCTTTAGTTATAGTCATATCAATTTAGCATTTTAAGTTCCTTAATCTTATCATCGGTGAGCGCCTTCACGTTCTGAAGGTCCTTGCGCATCTTGTTAAAGGCGTTGTACAGCGAGCGAAGGCGCTGCTCACTAATCCGGTTGAAGTTCTTAACTTCAGCCGCCCTACAGGCAATTGCCTTAATCTCGTCGATGTTCGTTGTGGCACCCATAGCCTGACGGTAACCTGCAATAGAGGCAATGAGCCTTTTTCGCAGTTTGTCCAGCTCAATTGCTTCCGGGTTAACGATTTTGTCGAGAATACCACAGAGCTCCGTGAGCTCATAAACATTCAGTTCCTTAGAGCTCACCACCCCGTAAGCAGACAGCAAGTCGAGTTTTTGTTCATTACCAATGCGTCCTTTCGATAGAAGTGTGTGAAACTTCTTGATCAAGGTGTTTTTTTGTTTGTCCATAAATGTTGTTGCCATATTATCCCGTGTTTAGTTGTTAGGTGAATAGATCGTCGCAGACACCGTATCCAAATTTTATTAATTCCGAAATCCATTTTTGCTCTATTTCAGACAGAGTCCTTTCTTTTTTGATTACAAGCCTACTACGGGCAATCACCCTGTGGCCTCTCTTCTTAAGAGTGTAGTGAAGCTTGTACATTCTGCGCTTTTGTTGTTTTGATATCATTTATCCCGTGTTAGTTAATATTTCTTTTTTTCACCCCAGTAAATTGCAGCCCTTTCTGGCCATATTATGTATTCTCCGGTTGGTCCTAAATAACGACCCTTGCTAATTGCCTTATAACCCTCGACCCATATCTTCAGTGTAGCATCGTATGCAACTGATTGTGCGGCACGGCTTGCAGGTAATTTGCCCTCGGCATGAGAAATAAATACAATGAGTTTTCCATGAATAGCTTCTTTAAAGTTGATGTATTGTTTATACGACAAACCGAAATACTGAAAGCTGTCAATGATCACAATACCAGGACTCCTCTTTGCTCGCAACCTTTCTAACAACTGTTCATGATTCTCCTGAACAACCAATAGCTTACCACCCACCTCCCTCATCCCAAGGTCGAGAAAAGACTTCTGAAGCGTGTGTGTGACACCCTCCTCTAAGGAATTGAATATAATTCTGTCGAATTTGGCCAGACACTTAATTAGCTTAAGAACGAAAGAAGTCTTCCCGTTACCACTGTTACCCCATATAAACCAAACTCCCGATCTTTCCGGATTTGAAAAAGCATCATACCATTCATCCTCAAAGTCAAAAAGTTTGTATTTTTTGTCCAGTACATTCTGTACCGTAAGTGCCCGTTTTACCGCCATTATTCAGTTTTAAAGGCGTTATTAATTCAATTTTGATATCTCAATCTTCACGCGTCGCAGACTTCCGTTTACCTTACCGATCAGCTCCTGAACGTTAATGTCCTCCCTGTTAGCTTTTGCAACCAGTGCCACCTGTGTTCTCTTAAATTCGTCAAGTGCTTCCTTGCCGTCCGGAGATACTCTTTGATACCTGCTTCCAAATCGCGAGAATAGTTCAGCGTAGCCGACCTTATGTGCATTAAGCGCCCTTTCTATTTTAGCTTTCAATCCGTCGGCTCCCATCATGTAATACCCACAAGCCCCCTCGGTCGCATTCCAAAGCGCTTTCAACTCTAAGAAAGCCGGATAATCAAGGTCGCCCGCCTCATCAAGTATTATGAGGGGGTTGGGAATCGTGCGCAGGTAAAACACCAAATCACCGTACACGTCGGCATATTTACCGGTATTCCCAACCCCGAATTCTTTTGCGATTTCACGAATAAGCTTTTGTTTTGTCTTCACCTGCGAACAGTCGATATACACGGCAAATTTATTCTCCTTAACATAGCAGCGGGCCGTGTATGTCTTACCAATATCAGCCATATCGCAAAGCAGTGCACTGGTGTTACGTGCCTGACATGCATCCAGCTGCGCATATATGTGCTGATACGAAGTTGTATGTGCCGTTTTCCACGGCTTTTCCCCGGTCAGGTTTACGCCAAGTCTTCTGGCAATGCTTACCCATTTTGCATCTGATAGAATTCTGTCAGTCTCTCCGGATAACAAGCGGTTAAGGACTCCCGGATTAACGTCCAGGGCAATGGCCATTTTCGACTGACTGTGATATAATGTTGAACGAGCATCCTTTGCAGCCTCAACAATTTGTTTTTTAATTTCTTCGTTAATCATAATGTGGTGTTTTAAATTGTTTTTATGGTTATTATAAGCTGTCTAAAGCATTCTGTTTTGTCCATTCCGGATCATCATAATCGATTGAATATATCTGTGCCGACTCTTCTTCTTTCGACTCCACGACAACCGGCACAAGAGAGTCAAGATGTTCCAAATTAGGTATTATGCCAACTTTGGAGAAGGAGCCAACACCTGCTTTAACCATACTATCGAATTGTGCAATATATTTCGCCTGATTTGTTTGTGCTTCTGTATCCTTGTCCGTCCACTCTGCATTCGATGTGTTAAATGTTTCTATCCTGGTAGCTTCACAGATATAGTTTTCATTTTGATACAGGTAAACACGTTCAATATTATCTGATGGCATGTAGTAAGCATTAACCGTGTAGTTGTTTGGCTTAAGTTTCCCGAGTATCTGTGGATTTGGTAGCTGATAATCGGCATATTGCACCTGAACATACATGTTTCGTTGGATACTCGTTTTGGTCGACTCACCAATATATCTCACCAATAGCGGGCGGTTGATTGTGGCAAGATTGGGGTTCAGATTCTGTTCTAGAACCTGCATGCATGTTAAACCCTTATATTTATCCTGATTTCGATGCTTGGAGTCATTATATTTCTTAATGGTGAACAGATCGTCAGCAACAAGCTCCTCAAAACTGTACGTTTTTTCTTTTATAATATACTTATTGGTTGTCTCGTCATACATTCGTTCGCCACCTGTTTGGTTTGCTTCAAGTTTTCCGTACCAACGACCAATGCCCGCCTGATATCTCTTTTCAAATCCGTATTTCTTGCGGCGGTTAAAGTGTTCGGCGTGTTTCTCCTGCGAGTTTGTTGGAGCACACCAACGAACCAATGGGAAGACAACACCGGCTTTCATCAAGTCATCTTCGTATTGACTAACCAGGTGGTGCTCAACTTCCATTTCTAGCGGGAGACCCCAACCGCGGGCATCAATAAAGCGGAACATATCTCGAAGACAGTCAATAAACAGCGACGTGTCTTTCTTAACTGAGTAAGAAGCTCCTATAATGCACCCGGAAGCTACATCGTAGGCATAATATGCCTTAACGCGGTTCCCGTCGTGCATTTTACGCGGTAAATCCCTGTCGTCAAGAGATATTTTTGAAAGCGCGAACTCAGGAGCGTGACGGTGAAAGTGTGGCCGATTTGACTGATTCCGGTGATATGTTGAACGTACACGATCAACAATAGCTTTGTTTTTCGGATTATTGATATAGTTTCTGCAAGTAGCCTCTGATATTGTCTTATAGCAGCACTTGTCGGGATCGTAAAAGTCTTCCCTGTTGAACAACTCGCCAGTTTCTAAATCTACAATCATGATATCTCCTGCCAAAAAACGGTGATAGTCCTCATAAACCCAAGAGGCGTAGGGCTTATTTTTCATGCAAAAAATCGAAAGGATTAACCTCTCAAGCTTTTCATTCACGATACGAGCGTTGTTGTTTGCAAAATTGCCGTGTATCAGAACTGAGTACCCATTTTTGATGTAATTATTGAATTTCTCCTGTAGCCGGCGGTGGTTCTCAGGTAGTGTATGAGGATAAAGTTTGCGGTCAACTTCACCAACTTCTTTTGACATGGTTTCCCATGTGCCGCCCCGTTTGTTGTTGCTTAGTGACTTGCGGGATGACCGGCGCTTGTTGAGCAAAACCTGTACTGCATTCAAAACAACTGCATTGTTATAATACTCGATGATCTGTTCGGGCTTGAGAGGCCCTCCGGATGGCGTTACGTATTTCGTAAAGAAAGCCATTGCTTCGTTATCCTCTTCAATATACTTCTGAAGCAGGCGTCCTGTTTGAAAGTATTCGATATCTTCTCTCCAGAGATTATAAACCGGTCGTTTGAAACGCTCCGGCATGCTCGAAAGATCAACCATGGCAACTCTACCCTTACAGGCGCGCTGGCGAACCACGAGGTTACCACTACGAACATGGTAGTCATAGTTTGACTTTGACATTATGCCCGACTCAATAAGAGCGCTGGCCTGAATGCATAACCTGTTATCAATAGTTTCTAACATAACTCAAATTTCTTAACTTTTAGTTCCGGAGCAGGTGATCAAGCCCTCTCCGGTACCGGTCTTTCCCGGCAGTCTTTCAAAAAATAATACTAACTTTACAGCGCAAACCAATTAAAATCAGTATTATGGCACAACCTACATGTCCATCTTGCGGAAATCGCAACTTCACACTTGAAGAAATGAACGTATCAAAAGCCGGTTTTAAAATTTATGGCATTTGCTGCTCTAATTGTGGAGTGGTAGTCGGAACGCAGGAGTATTACAATATCGGAGCTCTTATTTTCAAACTAGCAAATAAGCTTAATGTAAAGCTCGTTTAATACTCTACAACCTTACGAACCACTAGCTCTAAGCGAGGTCTGTTGTCATCAAATGATTGAGCTGATTTAGACCTGTCGGTCAGTTGAACTTCAACACCGAACACTTTTTCAACCTCTTGAATCCCACCAATGAGGTCGTTGATTTGTTGCCTTAACTCTTCTACATGCTGTTCAATTGTTTTCATAACTTATAAATTTTGAATTATAAGCCTTGTTAGTTGAATTCCTAAAAACACCACGCCGTATATAGCGACAGCGGTGTAGAAAATCTTTTCCGCTTTTGCCGTAAAGATGCTTTGTGATTTTTCTTTCCTTGCTTTCATATACTATTTATTTAAGGGTTTGTGCTCATACAACATACCCCCGTTTTCTAATGCCATAGCCCTCATGCGGATGGCATTAGGGCTGTTGCGCTTAAACTTCAGGGCTTGACTCAGGTTCTGATTAGTAACTCCAAAATGCTTACATATCATTTTCCTTTTTTCCGATTCCAAAACAATTAATCTATTCAT